GTCCTGCCAAGTGTCGCACCTGTTAGCGTGTTGTTCTTGAATGTCAGGCTATCAACTGATCCAGCTAGGGTTAGCCCCGTAATTGCCCCAGTTGTTGTCTTAGGTGCCGTTATACTGCATCCTACGACCGCTAGAGTATCAAGCAATGAGGCGTTAATCGCAATAGTGCAATCTGTGAAGATTGAATTGCTGAATAATACATCTTGCGATCCGCTTGCAGCTATTCTAAACGCTTCTGGAAAGTCTGAAAACGTGCAGTCCTTAACAATTAAGCCCCTAGTCGCTCCTGTTTCCTGCTGAAAACCGATAACAGTAGCGCCGCTCATTGTACAATTGTCAATAGTCAGATTGGTATTAGCCTGAGCATTATAAAAAATCTTTGTGTCGGTCGTTGTAATCGTCAAGTCCTGAAATGTCATGCCTGTATTTCTAACATCAAATAGAATCTGTGCAGCAGCAAAAGTGCCGTTCTTAATAGTCGAGCCTGTCATCTCGCCGCTATCACAGCGCATCCATGATGCTTGCGCAGAGGCAGGAACAGTTACGGTATAACCGCTTAGATCAATCGTAACTGAATCATCAACCATAGCGGCCCATTTCGCAGTATCTTCCGTTGTATTACCCGCCAGCGTGAACGTATCGCCTGTATAGTCGGTATCAGTGCTTTCTAAGCTGTCAAAGACAGTTGAGATATTAGGAAAAACAGTCGATCCCGAGTAAACTGCATAACTCGCTGCCTGTGAAGCTCCTGCCCAAAGCAGGCATATTGCTATAAATAAATTCTTCATTCTAAACTCCGCTTTGAGTAGGAGCCTCCGAAGAGGCTCCGGTTAAGTCCTGGTTTATGGATTGTTAAAATTGACGATGCCCGCATCAATCAATTTAACAGCTCCGTAGTTGATTGAAATACTCATCCCCTGAGAACTTGAGAGCGGGATAGGTACTGGCCCAGTTGTCAGAACGCCACCTGGATCTGCATACGCTACTGCGCTCGGGTGCCAAATTGAGGCTGTCTCATCGCCCGAGCCTGCATCACCGTCCCAATCATCAGAGACAAATACAGGCATACCGAGAACGCGACCTTCTGCGCCAGACTTAAAGAATGATTCGTCTCCGGTATCCGCTGCACTTGTGTACTTTGTGTCCCAACTAGCGACAGAAAGCTCAAAAGCTTCAGGAGACAGGCCGAGAGCACAATTGCGGATTTTAAGGTTTATGATGTTCAAAATCCGCTGCGCTTCAAGCAGCTTTGCAAACGTCAAAGTATTAGCCACTCCAAGCGTAACCGTATTAGTAGTTGCAGCCTGAATCATGGATACAGCTACATAAGTTCTCACAGCATTAGCAAGAGCAATACCGCCAGCTTTAGCAAAAGCTGCCGCCATTTCAGGCTTACTCATCATATCGGCTATCTTTTTGATAGCCCAAGCATCCATTGACTCTTGATCAATTGTAATAGTCCCGGCTGCTTCCGTTGCATTTGCATAATCTGACATAGGAGCAGATTCAGCCGTTCGTGATCCAATTTTCGGTACAACAATAGTATTGCTACCTGGTTCCCAGAAAGGGTTAGCATTCATAACAGTAGTTAGAATGTCTTTTTGTTCATTGAAGAAGCTCATCACCGCAGGGGCAAAGCTCTCGCCAAACCACGCGGCGGCCTCTGTCCGCCCATATACACCAGCCATTTTAAAACTCCGTTTCTATAAGCGATGAGCGTTAGCTGCACGCCATGCCGGATTAGCGTAATTCGCCTCAATCTCGGCTGAAGTCGCTTTGCCTGTAGCCTCCGCACCGCTTCCTGGCTTACCAGTAACAACCCCGGCGGGGCTACCTGGTTCGCCAATTGAGCTAACATGAGCCTCTAAGAGAGTCAGGTCAGCAGTTTTCCAAGTGTCGCGCTGATCTTCGGGCAGTTTTTCGAGCAAACGTTCTCGCGTACTCGTTTGATAAGTATCCCATTGATCAGACTTGCTTTGCAAAGTTGCTATCATCTCGTCTTTTGCCTTGAGTACGGTATCGAACTCGCCGCGATCCGCAGCCGCTTTATCAGAGGCTAACTGATCAGCTTTTGCTCGCTCTTCAGCATCCTTTTCAAAGGCTGCAATCTTGCGCTCGTTCTCTTTGTTCTTTCCGTACAGGCCATTAAAATCATTCTGCAAAGTCTTTAAGTCACGGCTATCGGGTGCCGCATTACCAGTATTGCCCTCGCCGGAGCCAGCAGTGTTTTGTTGTTCATCTAACATTTCTTATCCAATAGTTAGGTTTATATCGTTAGAAGCCCACTTTTTCAAGCCTCTATCCCATTCTTTCTCAAAAGACTTAACTAGCGCACTCATTAATCTGTTCCCGATAGGCTCACCATCAGGGCCAATGATTGCACGACCGTTATCTTCATTGAACTTTACCCGCGAACCAAACGCCGCCCAGCCGATGATAAATTGATGACCTGTGTAGCCTATCAACTTCAAATCATTAAGCATGTCAGACGATAGTATCAGGTTGGGCTTCTTGCTTGCAAATGCCGATGCCTGCCTCGGAAGCTTGCCTGTTGCTTTGCGCTTTGCATAATCATCTGAGTAAGCATCAAAGTTCTTATCCTGCCAATCCTTGCCGGCAGCAGTGCGTTTCTTAATCTGCTTAACAACAGTATTCGCAGCCTTGCGCCACCATTTCGGATCGTCTGGAATTGTTTTACTTAGGTTCAAGAGACTTCTCCAAAGGTGTTTTAGCCTTCGCCTTGCCAATAGATAACTCGGCAGCTTTTTCCTTATCGGTAAAAAATGCCGCGTCTGTTTCAGTCCATTGATGCCGACAGTTAAAGCCGCCACCATCCAAGAAAGTACCTGGATAATCAGAGGCGATTTCATCTCTGGTTAACTCGCCCGCTGCTGCCATTTCAAGGCAGATATCGCGGGTCTTTTCATCTACTGGCCCCTCGTAAACGTATTTAGTACCCTTTGGCGCTGTTGCCGACATTTCGTTATTAACGGATCGAGAAAAGGTGTTCAGAATCGTATTGACTTCAGTCTTAACCGCCGCTGTACTGATATCAGCATCTAGCGCAGACTTGATTACATCGCCAAGCTTAACAGCGCCTTGCGTGCCTTGCATTACATTCTGCAATACAACTTTCTGCGCTTGAGTAGCAATTAGCTCAGTACGTTTTATCAAGGTTGCCTGGTCAAGGTTAACCAATCCTTCTAACATTTCAGGCGTTATCTTGCCGAACTTAGTCATTTTGTCAACCACTAAGCCATGTGCTAAAGCGAGCTGCCCTGTTGCAGCATCTAAGCCGTATTCCTTGCCCAGCAATTCAACAAAATCAACCTCAAATAGACGAGCAGCCATTTCTCCGCGAGTCAAACCCTGCGAAGACATACCATCAACTAAGGAGGCTAATTCCGTTTTAACCTTGTCTAATGCTTTGCCGTATGCCTCGGCAGCTTGCTCAATAGTTGGTTGAATATTTGCCACTGTTCGGCCTAATCACCTTGATAAACGTATCGTCTTTCTCGAAAAACTCCAACAGCTTTAGCTCGCGGGAGCGGCGAGTCTTTCGGCCAGACTTAGCCCCGCCGTTGCCGCTGTCGGTTGATTGATTGCTTTGTTTATTTCGATTAATTCTTTTGCCTGCTCTCTGGTTAGGTCAGGGTTCAAATCCATTGCTATATCAACATCGGTATATAGATTAATTGATTTCTTGTAATCGTATTGCGCCTGCTGTTCCGGCCAGGAAAGCGGAATATGTGCTGACGCAAAATCAACCGCGTAATCTTCAACATTGCCCGCCTGGATACCATGCGCGGCCAGTATAGCCGAATCAACCTCAAAGCGCTCCGATTCAAACTGCCGCCAGGCGTTCTGATCGCCTTCAATGGCAGACGTTAGCTCAACCTCTAAGATACGCTGATGTTCGCCCGATGTTGCGCCGCTTGAAGCCTCGCCCCATTTGATTTTTAGATTGTAGTTCTGCGCCGCTGTCTCTACTACCCATCGCATAGAATCGATTAAGGCCTCCGGCTTGCCGCCTGGAGTTGCGAATCCAACCTTGCCGCCTGGTTCAGGTAGGTATAAGATTTCATCAGGCCCTGTGAACATTTCCTTAGATGGCGGATCAGTTCCTGTCATATACATCTGAGAACCTGATTGGTACATATCTATAACGGAAAGCTGAGTATTGTAAACGTTGTACATCATCTGAGCGTTAGCAAGGTCAGCTGCGGGCTCGCGTCTGAATTCACCTACTATCGAAGGCGGGCCATTATGTGCAAACAGAACAGGGATTACGCCGTATGGGTTAACCATATCAGGGTTATCGTGTAAGGCTACGATATTACCTGAAGCCGTTAACATGAAATGTTCTGTGTCTGTCCATACCACATAGATCTGGTCTGCTTTCTTTCCAGATACATTAGCCATCGGATAGATAACGCCGCGCGGATCTGGATCGCCTTCGAAATAAACATCTATAAACCATACAACTGGATAGCCTGTTAGCTGCCCTGTCTGTTCGTTATAGTCACGCAAGAATCCAACTGTACCTAATGCCCCGCGTAGATGATCTAGGTTAAGCATTTCAGAATCTAGAGTAAGCAGCCTCTCTAGATACGATTCTTCGCCTGTCCTGGTCGCAGGCGTTGAATAAGACTTATAGCGGCTGTCGATAATCTTTCTGAATATCTTTTGCGCCGTCATCGGTACTTGTGTTTGAATGAATTTGCTAAAGTGTTTAGCGGTTTCTCTTATCAGGTAATCATACTGCCCAACATAAGCCTGCATGATAGCAACCACCGCCTCTTGCCGCTGAAAAGAAAAGCCCGCACTTGAATGATTGGCGAACATCACTGCAATAGCTTCTTTTGAAAAGCCTTTACTGGCAGGAACAATCAATTTATCCATTATGCTACCCTTGCTGCGCTTAACACATTTCTACTTGATACTGGAAACAGCTTTTCGATGATATATGTTCCCGCGTCCATTGCGTGAGGATCATGGAAGCCTTTATCAATCCTGCCATCAGATAGGCGCTTGGCCTTTTCGCAATCCCTAATCAACATCTTGCATTTTGCGCTCATTGTCAATCTGATCTTACCTGAACCATCGCAGAGCATACGATTAAACGCGGCTAATCTATCCACCTGGTCAGGCGGTTTTAACCTGGCTTGAACATTATATCCGGCTTCCTGCAAGATAGCATGATTTGACCGAGGCGCATTAACCGAACGCGCTTTGCCTGTTGGATCTGGGTAGATGTCGTTAATATGCGGATACTTCTCTCTAAGCTTTTCAACCATCAAAGACGTATATGCATTATTATGTATGACTACTTCATCAAAGAAGTGAACTGAACCATCAGGATATATACAGCCTATCTCCGCGACCATTGGCTCAACGTTAAAATCGAGACCGATAAACTGATTAGATGATAAATCGCTATGCTCTTTAACATGAATATTTCTATCGAACATATATGCAGCCCTGTTGCCGCCTGTCTCGAAAGATGCCTCGTACTCTTGCGCGTATAAGACTGGGTCCATGTCTCTCTTGGCAGCCTCAACCTCAGCAGGATTAACAAACGGTGAATCTTTAGTCTTGAACAGCCAGCTCATCCAATCAGATTCAGTTGGGTCTTGGCCTTTGACATACTGGTCATAGGATTTGTCATAGCCGCGGGGCGATGTAGTAAACAATGCCGGACCTTCAGACTGCGTTAACATAGGCCTGATAATCCTATCGAACACTGATTGGTCTTTCCAAAGGCTGAACTCATCACACCATGCTTTCTTAAGCCCTGAGCCTGGTATCGAATCAGGGTTATCAGTACCGAACAGCTGAATATTACCGTTATTATCGAATGTCAAGCTCAGCTCTGACTTGTTAGGTCTTAGTCCTAATTGACGCGCCAAGTCTTGCATAAGCGGCCAAATATTCTTTTTAGCCTGCTTTAAGTAAGGGCAGAAGATACCATAATTCTCATCTTCTTCGATGCCGTCTTTAATAGTCCACATCCATCCAGTAACAGACTTTGAGTAGCGCCTGCCTGAGATTAATTGCTTAAACCTCGCTGGGTGCGTTAGAATCTCGCGGCGTTCCGGGAATGTCAGTAACTGCATCGAACTCCAGCACTTTAATGATCTTCTTAGCGTCTTCGTTTGGCATAGCAATTTCAGCGACCTTGCCCTCGGTGCGGGCAGCTATGAACTCTACTGCCCATTTACGCATATTGTCTTCAGTATCATCGTTTTCAGCGATAGAATAGACTTTCTCCATCAACAGCTCGATTCTGCGCTTGATCAGCCCTTTGTCTGTAAGCTGTTCTTGCTCGCCCAAAGTGCGTAGAATATTTGTGATAGGGAAGTTGTTTTTGACTCGGCCAATATTGGTGGAATGCCCTTTAATAAATCGGCCTTTACTGTCTTTATTGGCACTCATCCACATACTCCATAAGCTATGGTCTTGTTTATACAGTCTTTGATATTAGATTGCTTATATATTTTGAATAAACTACTGCTGTATAGTTCTAATAAGTTCCCGCTGTTGGTAAATTAAACATATTTGTAGTTATCAATATGATATAAAAAAGCCCCGCTTTATCCACTAAGCGAGGCTAGATTTTAACTCAAATAGAAACTAAGCAGGAACTCCTTTACTGGTTAGTTGTTGGTTGGTTTATCGGTCAATTCGTCAATTATCCATTTGCAATCTTCGACACATCTGCATGTGGACCCACCGCCGAAGCTCTTAATATCTTCTGTCCTGCGCTCCACAATAGCCAAAGCATCCTCAATGGTGTAAACAATATACACAGGGCCGCCCCGCCATTCTGACGCCCATGCGATCTGCGACTTGCTCAATCCGCTCCTTCCGTAGTATGTTTCAGGGTTTTTTACTTCTACAAGATATGTCTCCCCGCCATGACTTACTATTAAATCGGGACATCCTCCGCCCTGTTGCGACAAGTCTATCACGCCCGCGCCCAGTTTTCGGAAAGCATCGACTATTGCGTTCTGATTCAAATCCCGGCGGCAGGGGCGGTTGCTTTTCATGCCGTTTTTCCTTGCTGTTATCGCTCGTTTGGGGTTTTTGAAAGCACAGTCGCTAGAACAATGTACGGTAAGATGCGAAAGTGGTGCAAACATGGCCCCGCATACAGGACATTTCTTCTTTGCCAAACGCCTGTTTGGATTGCCATCGCCCAACATCCTAGTTTTATAGCCTTCAGCCATACACGGCTTTGAACAATATGTACTCTTTGCGGCATAGCTTGGTTTCCTTGTGAACAGATTGCCGCATATATCCCAGCTCCTCGGTTATCCCGGCATCCTCGCCGGCTGCGAGGAGTATGCTTACCATAGTATCGTCTTCGGGTGCGAATTGTGGGGCTTTGTCCAGTGTTTTTGCAAATATACTGGACATTTGACCTGCCTTATATATCGCTCTGACCATGTGATTAAAGGAGCCGGGCAGCTGTCGGAACTCCTTTCACCTATCATCGGAAAGCTCGGTAGGTGGCTCCTCCTTCCTGTCCAGTTCTGCGAGCAGTGCTTGGGCTAGTATCCACTCTTCGTTAGGCTCTCTGCCACGTAGCGGGAGTGCAAGAACTA